AGACTTATATTCGCCGAAAATGACAATAGACACACCATGAAACGACAACCAATCACACACCGCGAACGGGTTGCACTATTCGCACTTGCGGCCGGATATATCGAAAATTGGACCGATTGCTATATCGCCGCATCACAAGAAAACGAAGAAACAACACGACGGCGCGGAGGACTCAATACCACCGTGCAACGGTGGAAGGCTCGCACCGATATAAAGGACGCTTTCCAAGCCGCCAAAAATAATGTATTCGAACATGATGAGCAAATAAGAAGGGTCTATAAATCCGAGTTAGAACAACAAGAGGGAAACGGCGCGGGACATGATGCGACGGGAGACAATGAACGCCCCGAAATTCGGCGGGGTTCTCGCCGGGGCACGATAGACTATCTAAACCCCGAGAACCAAGCCGCGAAACTCAATGAGTTAGTAAATAAATCCGAGTCCGCCGGGGAAACCCTCGACGCATTAAAGGTGATTATTGCAACCCAAAAGGCCGACCGGGACGCGGCGCGGGATGGTAAGCAGGTAAGATGTTATGTACCAATGAGTTGTGACATTTGCCCCCTATATGAGAAGGCCCGAAAAAAGTAATAATATATCAATATTGTAACATCGTTCGCCCGGATGTCGAAAAGTGAGGGCCAGCGGAGGGGGGGGCGGGGGGAATGTAGGGGCGAACGACCGGGCGGGGTGTGTCCACCCAAATTTCTTTTTTTCTTTTTTTTTATGTTGAGTGATGATGGAGAGATGGGAATGTCTCTCCATTTGCGTTTTTTAGTGCCGTAAGTCCCGAATTTGGGGATTTCTCCCAAAATCCGAGGGATTTATCGTTTTTGGTGAGAGAGTTGAAATTTGGCCTATTTCCGTTGATTTTTGTTTGGAGGGGTTGGATGGAGGTGTGATTCTCACTTAAACCCTCCGGGGGTTATTGTAAAATTTGGAGGGTGGAAAATGGTAGAAAACGATGGAAAACGGCAAAAAATCGAAAAAATCGAAAAAAATGTATATATATTTTTTGTAATTTCTATAATGCAGTAAAATTACCGTATGGAAGTAAAAACTTGAATTCAAGATTTAAGGTTACTATTAGGGAGTTATAAGCATTAATACTGCGCGTGCGCGAGGAAAATGTCAAAAAAATCCCGCCTTATTGTTTTCGGCGGGAAAATTCAAGTTTTCAATTCGAGTCTTTTGCGATTAGTGTGATTTCCTTTCCGCAGTGCGGGCACACCATCGTGGTCGAAGTGATGTTGGAGTTGTTTGGGAGGGGTTCTATCTTGAGATGGAGTGGTGTTTCGGAGACGAGAGTTTCGACGGTGGTGTCCATCGCCTCGGCCATTTTTTGAAGGGTTTCTATGGTGATGTTCCCCTTGAGGTAGTACATGACGGTTCTTGTGGAGACACCGAGTTTTTCGGCGAGTGCCCCTTGTGTCATTCCCCTTGTCTTGAGGATGAACTTGATGTTTTCCCTAATGTCCATAACAATATGTTTATCATTTTTTGCCAAAGATACATATTTATTTTCCATTTCGCAAGATTCATAAAAAAATCGGTCGATTTTGGCCAATAAGTATTGACCGATATTGATTTGATTGTTATATTTGTGGTCATGGATGGTAATTTCAATTTCAATGGCCTTCCGACGCGGTATGTGCCGGAGGGCGGAGAGTTCACCCGTTACGGGGTGAGGTTGGTGTGCGTGAAGCGCCCGCGTGTGGAGAGTGTTTCGGCGGCTTGCAAGGGGTGTTGGTTCTCGAAGGGCCGGAAGTTCATCAATGGTGACTTCGTTGTGGTGAATTGCAACGACATCGCGTGTTCGTCGTTCGACCGTATGGACGGGAAGAATGTGTGGTTCGTGGAGCCTGGGGAGGTGAAGTGATTGTTCAGGTCATGATTCGTAACTAATTGTCATATAGATATGGAAGTCGGGGACAAGTGTTGGGTGTGGTGTTCGCAGGCGCGGTACAACACCGGGAGCATCGAGAGTGGCACGGTGGTGCGATTCGATGCGAACTTTTGCGAGGTCCGTCTTCGTAACCGCGAGAGGCCGTATGTGTTCTTGACATGCGAGGTCTTTCCGACGAGGCGTTCGTTATGTGAGCATTATCGTAAAGTATTCGAATAGACATGAAGATAGGAAGATTCGGGAAGATTAAGTTGGAGTCCGGCGAGATTCGCGTCGGGAACTTTTTCATTCGTGACGAGGGTGACAATGAACACATTAAGGCCACCGACCTCAACACTTGCTTTACATTCCGCGTGTTGCGTAGGATGCCCGTCGGGATGTGGCTTTCCCACCTCATGCGCCTTGGCGATGCGGGTCTCGGTTCCATCAAGACCTACTTGGCGGTGATGTGGTCGGTGATGTCGGCGATTCCGGATGACGAGTATATGAAGGCGTTGATGGATGCGTCGAAGGCTTGCATGTCCCGCCACCCGGATTGGTACGGCCCGAAGGAGGGGCCGAAGGATGGAGATTAGGGAGCGCATAGTCATCCGGATACCAACCTTCATCCGTGGGTCCACGACCCGGAAGCGTAACACATGGATTCGCCATGCGATTCTCCGTGGGATATGGGAGGTCCGCAACAAGTATCTCATTGAGGGTGTTGACATCTTCAATGTGTTCACGATGACGGATTGCATCGAGGTCAACTTGAGGGGTGACATCGAGGCGATGCCGATATCTGATGAGAAGCGTTATTCCATCCGTGGGATGATACGGCAAAGGATGACAAAGAAGGACGACGAGGAATGAGGTTTAAAGGCAAGTTCAACAACAAGAAGATGACCACGCCGGACGGTGAGTTCGACTCGAAGGGCGAGTGGGAGCGATGGTTGTTCCTCAAGGATGCCGAGCGTAGTGGCCAAATAAGCGACTTGCGCCGTCAAGTGAGGTTCACCCTCATCCCGACCCAATACCGCACGGAAATCGTACACCTCAAGACGAAGGACAAGGCGGTGCAGAGGGTTGCGGAGCGCGAGATAACCTACACGGCGGATTTCGTCTATAAGAAATTGAAGTCATACTCCCCGTTCCGTCAGGACTTGTTCGGTCCGGATAGCATGATGGAATGTTGGGAGACGGTTGTGGAGGACTTCAAGGGGTTCCCTAACGACCGATGGCCGTTGAAGAAGTCGATGATGCTCTATTTCCACGGGATTGCGGTCCGTGAGGTGAAAAAACCGACGGAGCCGATTTGATTTTCCGCGATAATTCGTAACTTTGTAATCCCAAGGCGCAGTGATGCGCCATCATAACTCAAAATTTTGAAGGTTCGGCCCTTCCTTCGCGGGGAGGGCCATTTTCTATTCGTCGTGGTACTCCGGCCAGCACATGCACCTCGGATGGACGGTCTCGAAGGGTTGGTCGATGGGAATCGGGTATCCGCACAACTCGTCGCACTCCGGGCAGTCGTACCCGCTTCCCCTCCTCCGGATGTAGTACTTCGCCCCGGCGTTGGCCTCGTCCACCCATTCGGCGTACCGGACGGCGGAGACGATTGCGTCTTGCCCGATGAGGGAGAGTTGCGCCGCGATGTTCCGTTGGTATCCCCGTCCCCACTTGATGATGTCTTGTGGTATTCCGGCCCATAGTGGCGACGCGAACGGGTTTGCGATGTACCGTGACACCATCACCCGTAGTTCTCCTTTCGTAATGTCGTTCACGAACGCCACGGCCACCCACACTTCGAGCATCCACTTGAGGAAGGAGCCTTGTTGGTCGAACCTTGTGAGGATTCCGCCGTCCCGGTTCCATGCGTTTTCGAAGTCCTCGTATTCGGTTTCGCCGTCGGCGACGCTCCTTGCGATGGCCTTGGCCTTCTCCGCGAGTGCGTCGGATAGGTTCCGGCAAATCCGGTTGGCCTCATCGTCGAGTCCGGGTTCCATGTCCCATAGGAAGTCGGCCCCGGCGCTCTTGTACCGGAAGGCGAGTTCGATGAGTTCCCGGACGGCCTTGTCGAACTCCCTTTGTGCGAACGCCTTGAATGATGCGGCCGCGTCGGTGAGTCTGTTACGGTCAACCATTGTTCGCTCGGCTGTCGGCTACGGGGTTCCTTCTCGGTTGTTGGTTCGCGGAGGCTTGGGCCTCTTGTTGCGCCACGAGGTCGTCGTGCGCCTCTTGCGTGATTCTCCGAATCTCGTCCGGGGAGGAGTATCCGATGTTGTATGCGATTTCGGTTGCGGTCTTCCGTGACATGCACCCGCATGCGACGAGCATTTGTATGGCGGATATGACATCGTTCTCGGAGAGGAAGATGAACGGGTCGAGGTAGGTCTTTACATGGAGCGATTTGGAGTCGGTCGCCTTTCCCTTCTCCAGGAAGTACCCGTACTTGAAGAGGTAGGCGATTCGGTTGAGGAAGGGTTGGTACTCCATCGAGTCGGAGAGGGCCTTGAGGTAGGAGTCGGCGAAGAGCATCTTGACGGTGCGGGAGGACATGTCGGCCCCGGACTTGATTTCGGGAGTCTCCACGGCGAAGGAGCCTCGCATGATGTTCTTCTCCATGATGGAGAGTTGTGTGGCGAAGGCCCCGTCCGCGCCTTGTGCGGGTTCGAGGAACCCGACCTTGGCGTTGGGGTCGATGGAGTCGATTCGGGTCGGCGTTCCGTCGGTGTTGGACATGACCTCCATCTCCGCGCCGAGGGTGTAGAGGATTCGGAGGGCGTAGGCGGCGTTGTTCTCGGAGAATTGCGAGATGGCGACCTCGTAGCCGTCGATGAGGGATTGTGACGCGCTCCACACGGGGCCGAAGTCGGAGCGGTGGTATGCGACCGGGCAGAACGGGAACCCGTGCGACTTCGGCTCGTCCTCCGTCTCCCAGCCTTGGTCGTCGTCGCTCTGTCGGTAGGTGACGAATTGGGTCTTGTCGATGACATCGAGGAACTTCCTCGTCTTCCCGTCCCAGTCGGTTTGCGAGTAGAGCCGCCCGAAGAGGGTGAGGTCTCCGGTGAGTGTGTCGTAGTGCGGGTAGAGGATGTCCCCGTCCTTGAAGGAGAACACGCGCCACCGTACCTTCTTCTCGTCCATGTAGACATATACGGCGGTGTCCCCGGTCATGAAGTCGGACTCGATGGCGGAGTTGACGGCCACCTCCATGTCCTTCTCCTCCCATCCCTCGCGGAAGAATGATAGCATGTCAATCATGCGTTGGTCGGTGGCCCCGGATATGAGTTTCATGCCGACATTGTTGCCGAGAAGGGCCTCCTTGCGCTTGGTGAGGATTCTTTCCTGGAACCCGATGGCGATGCGTGAGCGGACCTTGGCTTGGTATGCCCCGGTCTCCTTGTTCACATACATCGTGTTCGGGTAGTACTTGATGGAGTTGATTTTGTGCGAGGTGGTGTTGAACTCCCGGATGAAGTCGGATTGCGTCTTGAGTTCCCTCGTGATGTTGTCGAGGGGGATTGCGTATGCGTTGTTGGGGTTGAGGATTGTCCCCGGCCCGACGACTCCGGCGGGTACGGGAATCGTGAAAGGCTTCTTCCTCATTATTTGTTCGGGGGTCATCTTCCCGATTGCGGGTGTGAGTCTCATTTCCTTTATTGTTTGATTGTTCTACATTCCAAAGTATCCCCAATTTCCCCGGCGGACCTTCCTCGCCTTCTTCGCGTTGTCCACACGGTCCAGCGCGTACAACAGCGCCTCAATCCAGTCCGGCGAGTGGCCGATTATCCCCTTCATCTCGCTCTTCTTGATGAGTGCCTTCGGGTTCTCGTCCTCCTTCCACTTGATAGCGATTCTCTCCTCGACGAGTTTGTCGCGGACGGTGAAGGGAATCCTCTTCTCGGTGAATGTCATGCGTAGGATGCTCTCTTCGATGGAGAGCCGTCCGTTTTGTATGGCATCGACGAGCATCCCGGCGCACTCGGACTTGCGGGTGTTGTAGGATGCCTTGTCCTTTGCCGGGGCCTTGTTGTCGAACCCGAAGCACCCGCGCATGTCCTCCGATTGCTTGAGCCAGTTGCCGATTCCGTTGACATCGAAGGCGAAGTTTTCCTTGGGTATGTCGTTCTTCCGGAGGAATTCGAGTATGATTGGCACGACATCCTCGGAGGTGACATACCTCTTTGCGAAGAGGTCTATGATGTGCATCCCGTCCAAGGCCCACAACACGAGCCAGTCGTCCCTCAATGCGATGTCCCCGCCCCCGCACCGGAGGCCCGTCACTTGTGGCGTGTTCTCGAAGAATCGGTTCATGTCGTCCATCGTTATGAGCGCCCCGGAGTCGTCCACATCCTTCCAAACGCCCCGTATGTCGTTGATTACGGACTTCGAGCCACCGGACGAGATTCGGTTCATGTACTTCGGGTCGGAGACTTGTAGAATCTTGTTCTCGGCGAAGTCTCCGTCGATGAAGGTGACGGAAGTGATGAAACTCTTGTACTCCTTGTCGGGGTCGTCGGAGAGCGAGTGTATCTTCCTCTTGGCGTTTGGGTTCTCGTACACCTCTTCCGGGGTGTCCCCCCACGCCATCTCCATGACATCCTCCCCGTATCGGCAGAAGTACCTTATCTTCCCGGAGCGTGACGGGATGGCCTCGTCGGTCTCCGGGTCAATCCACCAGTCGAGGAACCACCTCAACTTGTTCGACCGCCCGACCGGGTTGCATGTGCAGATGAACCTCGGCCTCACTCCGGCGGTGCTTCGGTTGGAGCCGATGAGGTCGAAGATGACGGACATGGACTCCTTCGTGAACTCGGCAAGTTCCTCGATGACGATGTACGGCATCTCCGCGCCACGGAAACGGTCCTTTATCTTCGAGAGGTCGGCGAGGTGTTCCATCTTCATCGTGGCCCCGGTCCCGTTGAAGAACTTGGCCTCGAAGGATGTGTCGGCGAAGTTTGCGAATCCCCGGAAGAGTGGCTTGCACGACTTCCATATTCCTCTCTTGACATCGTTCTCGAACCGCCGGAACCCGTATAGGCTCACATCGGGGTTGTCGGCGTAGTAGAAGGCCCCGATGAGGCCGACGGCGGTCTTTCCCGCGCCCCGGACTCCGCCACATATCACGATGTCGGCCATGCTCGTAAGGACCTTTTCTTGGAACCCGGATTGGGGCACGAGGTTGTAGGAGCGCTTGCCTTTCTGCTTGAGTTCAAGGTTCTCCTTCCGGAGCATGTCCATGTACTCGTGCGAGTACACTTCCAACCCGTGTTCGAGGAAAACCGGGTCGAGGTATTTCTTCTCGTCTATGGATGCCGAGTCAATCATTTGATGCAAAGGTGCGAATAACGAATCAATACAAGTCAATAATTATTGGGATGTATTGATTCCAAAAGGATATATTTGCCCGTGTATGGACGAGAAGACGGACAATAGGGGCGTGCAAATCAATTGCCCGCTATGCAAGAAGCCATTTCCCGTGAGGGTGCAGGAACTCGTCGGGAGCCTCCGGTTGTCCGTCCGATGCCCGCATTGTAAGAGAATCAGCGAGATTACCTTACGGGACATACGATAGCACCGTGAGAGTGCGCGTAGAGGCTAACAAGAGTTACTTGATAACCATCCAGGCCCGGAGTTGGGACACCCTTTGCGGAGTCCCCGCTTCGGGTTTTTGTATAACCAAAGTTCATTGAAAACATGTTCAAGGAAAACATCGCAAGTGCGCTCAAGACGAAGTATCAGCGCTTTGGATTGAGCAATGAGGCTATTGACCGGATTGCCTCGGCGAGAGAAAAGACAGTCACCAGCGAGGAAGACATCGAGTCGGCGGTTGCTGACGCTGAAACGATGGGCCTCATCGCTACCGAACTCCAGAAGATGCGTGACGCGGAGATTCAGAAACGGACCGACACCCAGCGCGCCTTCGATGCCTACAAGGAGAAGAACCCCGAGCAGGACCCGAAGAATCCTCCGGTCCCCCCGAATCCGACGGACCAAGAACCCGAATGGGCGAAGAACCTCCGTGAGCGTTTCGAGCGGGAGGACCGCGAGAAGGCGGAGCGGGAAGTCCGCGACGCGATTACGGCCCGGCTCAAGATGGAGGGATGCACCAACGGCGGAATCCTCAAGTCGGCCATGAAAGGCTTCGTGATGAAGGAAGGCGAGACGGAGGACCAAGCCGTCGAAAGGCTCAAGTCCGACTACAACAACCTCTGCACGGAGGTGTTCGGAGACGGAGGCGTTCCCGGTCTCGGCGGACAACCGTTCACGGACGCGAAGTCGGCCACCGACCACAAGAACGCATTCCTCGTCAAGCAAGGTCTTCTTCCCAAGGTGGAAAAGTAAACCTTAACCAATCAACAACATGCCTACCTTTAGTTCTTTCAACGCATTTGGCTCCGAGGCGAAGAATGTCGCCCAAAGCCATATCCCCGTGTGGCTCGGCGTTGTCGGTCCCGTTCCGGTGGGTGGCACGCTCGACAAGACCTATGCCCGCAAGGGTTTCCTTCTCGGCGCTGGCGCTCCGGTGAACCTCACCGACAAAATCATCAAGCCGTTCGTGGGTTACGAGGTCGTGGCGTACACGGGCGCGGGTGCGTCCGACACCTACGACACCATCGTCGTGAAACCCGCCGTGTTCGGTGATGTCGTCATCGCCCCCGCCGCCGATGACATCGTGCAGAAGGTCGGTGCGACCTTCGCCGCCACGGGTGCGGCCCGCGCCGTCTATTCGTCCACCCTCATCACCGAGGGCACGAACGCCGGATGCTACACCGTCCTCATCGCCAAGAGCGCGAACCTCGGTTCCCTCACCGCCGGAGATGTCCTCACCCCGTCCGCCGGGACCGCCGGAGCCTCCGGCAAGAGCATCGCCGTCCAACCGAACGGCTACCTCTACAACGACATCTACTTCGGCGCACTCGACGGCAACGCCAACAACTTCGACCTCGCCGCCACGGGAGCCGTCGTGATGTATCATCACGAGGGTTTGCTCGTCGAACTGACCCCCTCCGCCCCCGTCAAGGACATGATGAAGGCGGCGGTCCCCGGTGTCCTTCAAGTGCTTGTCTAACCCTTAACGAATAGGAGAAAAACACTATGGATACCTACCAGATTCAGTTCTACGACCTTCTCTCCCGCGCCCTCTCGCCCGGTGAGACCCTTCAGTCCTTCATGGACAACACCCTCGCCCTGAAGTACAACTCCCTCCAACTGGACGGTTTCAACTTCGAGCCGTTCATGCAGACGGACTTCACCTTCGAGCAGGTGTTCGGCGAAGTCGGCCTCAACGCCACCGCCCAGTACTACGACCTCGACTCCCCGGCCCTCCCGGACGGAACTCCCGGATTCAAGTCCTACACGGGCAAGATTCCTCGCATGAAGAAGGTCGAGTACTTCAACGAGGACAAACTCCGCAAGATGAAACTCATCGAGGACCGTCGTTCCTCCACCCCGGCCCAAATCGCCGAAATCGCCTACCAGCAGTTGTTCATCACCGTGGACAACCTCGTCGGCGGTCACACGAACTCGATGACCTATCAGCGTCATCAGGCCGTCTCCAAGGGTAAGTTCGCCATCACCGCGACCAACAACCCGAAGGGTATCAAGAATGTGGTCATCGACTACCACATCCCGGCGGAGAACAAGACGACCCTCGACGGCACGGCCCGTTGGTGGACCTCCTCCACCCACACCGCCGGAAACGAGGGTGCCGCCGCCGACCCGGTGAAGGACCTCTCCGACATGGTGAAGGTCGCCCGCAACAAGGGCATCCGTGGCCACTTCGAGGTGAACATCGACTACCTCAAGGAGTGCCTTGGCCATAGCGCCATCCTCTCCGTCATCGGTGTCTCCCTCCTCCCGGCCTCCGACTCCACCGCGCAGACCGCCTACGCCCGCATCCAACCCTACGATGTCCTCAAGGCCCGCCTCGAAACCCTCATCGGAGCGCCCATCAAGGCCATCGACTCCCTCGTTCCCATCGAGAGCATCGACAAGACCGAGAAGGCGTTCACCCGCTCGAATGTCGATGCGTTCGAGAAGAATGTGTGGGTGTTCGTGCCGGACGGCAACATCGGCGTGGTGAAGACCGTCGAGCCTATCGCCATCGAAGGTGGCCAATACGGTTCCTTCTACGGCGGTAAACTCCTCCTCACCGTCGGCGTTGACTATGTGAAGAAGTGCCAGTCCTACAACACGGAAATGACCTCCCTGGTCATCCCCACCGTGCCGCAGTACATGTGGTATCTCTTCCCGAACGCCTAAACGCTCTTTGACAAACATGTAATCCGACGGAAGAAATGGCAGACATCGCAAACCACATGACCCTCGTGAGTTGGCTCCGGGCGAAGACCGACCTCATCCTCGACCTCACGGACGACTTCATCTACGCGACGCTCCTCCACCGGGGCGTTACGGACGACGAGACCAAGGTCGGGGAGGTGGACGAACGCACCCGGGACCTCATTCTCGCGGACACATACTACGGTGCGGCCGTTTCTTCCGTAAAGTCGGGAACGCAAGGCGAGGCCGACGGCGGTTGGACCCACTATGTCGCAATCAAGAATGTCGTGAACCGTGACGCTCTCATGCAGATGGCGAAGGACCTCTACGACAAGTGGGACGAGCCGTTCGAAGACCCGAAGCCTAAAATCCGGATGAAAGACTTGTACTGATGTTCAACCCGCGCTGGCCCCATACCTTCAAGGTCCTCGTCGAGTCTCTTGACGCGAACGGGAGACCGATTACCGACGACAACGGGAATCCCGTCTATGGAATTCCCGTCCTTGACAACCAAGGGAATCCCGTCGTCGTGAACGGAGTCCCGAAGATGAAGGACATGGAGGTGGCCCGTGTCGTGTACGACCCCCAATGGAACCCCCGTCGCAACTCGGACGGCTCGTTCGTTACCGAGATGGTGACGGAGGTCCCGTGGGGATACCGGACTGCGACCGGAGGTATGAAGACCTCCGGCGAGGTGTGGGTTGCGGACTACAAGATGTCTTGCCCGATGCTCCTAACCGACCTTCCTTCGGGGACCATCCTCCTCATGACCGACTATCTCCACACCTTCCGCGTGAAGGTCGTGAAGATGACGACCTACAATTGGGGGACTAACCTTTGGGTGGACAACATCAAGAACTAATGGGAAACGAATCAAGGAACAACGCCGTAATCAGGAGCGGGTTCTCGCGCCTTTCCAACGCGAAGAACCGCGTCATCGAGTCCGGAATGAAGGACTTGATGGAGAACGCGATGCTTGCGGCCCTCTCGTTCCACGATGCGTCCCATTGGCTCCACAAGTCCACGGAGAACTCCTATGGATGGTGCGTCCTCCACGACGGTCGCTCGGTGGCCATGAAGGTCAACGATGGAAGGCACGGGACCGGGAACGCCGAGCAACAATTGATGGCCGCTTCCCGGAATGTGTCCAATACCGGATGGGTTGGAATACTCCTCGCATCCCTTGACGGAGACCGTCCCATGTACTTCTCCGTGAACTACGAGGAATGGATTCTCTTGCTCACGGAGCAGGACATCCGGGACAATTGGAGGCTATTCTTCAATGTAATCTCCGGCCCGTCATCTAACTTACCGATGTAGCGATGAACGACTTCGACATCTCCGACATAGAGAAGGCCGTATCGGATGCCATCCTTGGCTTGAATGTATCGAGCCATGTGTGGAACAACCGACCGAAGGCAACCGACGACTCCATCAACGATTTCGTCGTGGTGAAGGTGTCGGGGGGCATCACGGACAAGGCCGCTTTCGGCCAATGCCGTCTTGCCGTACACCTATTCGTGCGCGATGTGAAGGAGATGAAGAACTCCAAGCGCCTCTCGGTGATGCAGAAGGCCCTCGAAGGACTTCCCCTATGGATTGAGTCCGCACCGGAATCGCAATCCGACCCGAAGGTCCCCGGCATCCTCATCGACGGACACCCCCGGATAGTGGGAGACACACCCGACGACTTCGGATTCCATGTTAGGATAATCAGTTTTAGAATCTTTATAAAAGCAGTATAAAACAATGGCTACTCTCACCCACGCGATGCTTGACGACCTCCATATCGGCAACGCATCCCTCTCCCTCCTCGCGTACAATGCCTCCGGCGTGGACATCACGAACGGGTTGGACTTCTCCCAAGCGGACCAAATCTACACGCTTGAGGGGACCTTCAACCTTGAGTGCGACGATGCGTCCTCGACGGACATCAAGATTGACCAGCACCAAGAGGTCATCGATGTCCAAATCGACAAGGGTGGCAATTGGCGCATGACGGGCAACATCCCGTCCGTGGCCGTCAACCTCCTCAAATACTTCTTCACCGAAGGTGCGGAAATCCAATCCGGAACCGCCTCCTCCGTGAAGGGCGTGACGGGTGCTGACGGAACCGCGTTCTACACGGGCCAGGGCTTCCTCGCCACCCCGGAGACCATCGAGGTCACGGTCCTCGCCGAGTCCGAGTCCCGGAACACCGCAATCCTCTTCCCCCATGTGAAGATGATTGTGTCCAAGCCGAAGAAGGACGACAACTCCAACCCGGCGTACCTCTCCTTCACCGGATTCGTGCTTCCGAACCCGTACACGAAGGGTTCTCCCGCCACCAAGGTCGGCGACTTCGCGGTCCTCAAGGCCGCGTCCAACCCCTCCGCGCAAGCGTAGGCCGGGGCGAAAACCTAACCTTTGGGGCGGGGTATCAAAGCCCTGCCCCTTATTCTTAAATTGCCAATGAACGATAATGGATATATTCTTTATATGCATACATCTCCTTGTGGGAAGGTGTATATAGGGATAACTTGTCGTTCGGTTGTCCGTAGATGGGGTGTAAACGGATGCCGCTATAAGGAGAGTCCGTATTTTTGGAACGCAATACAAAAATATGGATGGGACAATTTTAGGCACGAAATCCTACTTTATAACCTATCGAAAGAAGAAGCAAGCGAGAAAGAGAAGGAATACATCGCAAAGTATCGTTCTAACGAACCCGATTACGGATATAATTTAACATCTGGTGGTGAAGTCGGATATGGCTTATCACCGGAAGCGAAAGCGAGGCAAAGCGAAGGACTCAAGAGAAAATGGCAAGACCCAAAATATAGGTCACGAGTATCGGAATCAAAAAGGGGATGTCATTTCACTCTTCCGGAAGAGACTAAAGCAAAAATGCGAAAGCCGAAGTCGGAGGAGACAAAGGCCAAAATGAGAAAGCCAAAGTCGGAAGAAACCCGTAGAAAGATGAGCGACGCGAAGAAAAGATACTTTGCGAACATGACCAAGGAACAAAGAGAAGAATTCTCTAATAAGTTTAAAAAGAAAACAGCATGAAACAGCCTACCCTCGAACAAAGGATAGAGTACATGAACATCGTCGAAAATTCGGTGTCAATAGTACCAATTAAAGGCACTAAAAGGAGCGTTCGACTCCGTTGGTTGCATCCATATACCATTGAGAGAATAACAAAGGTTTGGATAGAAAGAGATATGGCTTCGGCAAAACTTCGTAATGGTAGTGATGTCGCAAAAGACTTGTGCAAAGAGCCTTATTTTGCGTTCAAAGAAGCCGCTTTGATTATCCTTAACCACGACATTAAGATAAGGTTGTTTTATGGTATTTTATGGCGTTGGTTGGCGTTTAGATATACCGAAGGGCAAATGGTTGACATAATTGCGGAGGGTAAAAAAAAAGTCAATCTTATGGCCCACTTCGGGACTATGGCGTACTCGATGGATATGAGGACGGACATGGTGGAAATGACGAAAAAGGAAGCCGAGCAATACCGAGCCGAACTTCTTTTGGAAGGGAAGCGGCGTTCGTCAAGGACTTCCCCGAATACGGAAGGCCGAGATGGAGGCTCGGACGGTGGGAGCGGAACTTCGGATACCGATGCATCTTGACCGTCGCCCAAATCCAACTCATGCAAACCGACCTCCCGCACACCTTGTATTTGCACGACCGGAGTGGCAAGGGAGGACAAGGAAACTTTGAATACAACCCGGACGACCCGGCCATCAAGAAGACGATGGATGCCATCCGGCGGAAGAAGGAACGGATGGAGAAGGACGGGAAGGAAGTCCAATACACGATGGACGAACTCTTTAACACATAAAGGAAATGGCTGGTGGAAACATCGACTCCCTCAACTTTGAGGTCATACTTAACGACAAGAAATTCGAGGCGACGGTTCGAAAGGATTTGGAACTTGCGAAGAACTTGAACACCTCGCTCACGCAAGTCCTTAACCTCAAGAACAAAATCAATGCGAATGCGTCTTCCGTATATCTAACCGAGCAAAAGTTGGCCCAAGCCGCCGCGAAGACATCTCAAGCGAAGGCGAGGGAGGCCCTTGAATGGCAAAAGGTGAGGACCGAGGCCGAGAAGACGGCCTTGGCGAACCAAAAGGTCAAAGCGTCCATCGAGAACTCGGCATCGACATTCACCGGAGGAGGCAACTCCCTCTTGCGCGTATGGTTGCGGTTCTACGCGACTATGTGGAGCGTCATCTCGTCCATCCGGATATTTGTGAGGACTTTCGGGAACGCAATCAAGAAAATAAGTGAGTTCCAACAAGCGAACGCGAACCTTGCCACCATCATGCAAGTGTCGCGTAGTGAAATAAAGACGCTCACGGAGGATGCGCTCATGCTTGGCCGGACGACCGAGTGGACGGCATCCCAAGTGACCGAGTTGCAAACCGCACTCGCCAAACTCGGTTACAACATCCCGCAAATCCGGAACATGCAAGCGAGTGTCCTCCAATTTGCGACCGCCGTCGGTGCTAAACTCCCCGATGCGGCCAACCTCGCGGGTGCGGCCATCCGGATGTTCGGCATGCACTCCACCGAAACGAAGAAGGCGTTGGAGGTGCTTACCGCATCGACGAACAAGACGGCACTCGACTTCGAGAAATTGAAGGTGTCCCTTCCGTATGTGGGCGCGATTGCTCACTCCATCGGCATGGACATCGCCGAGACATCCTCGCTCCTCGGCGTACTCACGAACGCCGGACTCCAATCGTCCCGTGCCGGAACGGGCCTCCGGAAAGTCCTCCTCGAATTGTCGAAGGACAACGGTAAGTTGCAAACCGCTATGGGCGGCAACATCAAGACCTTCGACGACTTCGTGAACGGCCTACAAGCCTTGCGTGACCGTGGCCTTGAGGCGGGCGAGGCCCAAAAACTCGTCGGCGACCGTGCCGGGGCCGCTCTCCTCATCCTCGCAAACGGCGTGGACGACCTCCGGAGGCTCAACAAGGAGGTCCGGGAGACGGACGGCTTGTTGAAGGACATCCAAGCCGAACGGCTCAACACCCTTCACGGTAGCACGCTCCTCTTGAAGTCGGCGTGGGAGGGACTTATCCAAACCTTCCGTGATAGCGCCGGGCCGATGAAGGATGTCGTGGATTGGCTCACGAAGATTGTCCGCGCCACCTCTCTTGCGGCGAGTAGGGCCAACCGCGTAGCACAAGGCACGAAGGATGTAGTCGGTAGTGACGACCTCACAAAGCAATTCAAGCAACAATACGATAGCCTCATACGGGCGGGAAACACGCCCGATGTCGCGGCCACCATCGTCCAAGACGCGATGAACAAGTGGCTTCAAGGCGCATACGGCGACTTGGCATCCTTGCAAAAGAAGGGGTACAAGGAAACGGCGCTTAATAATATCCTCTATAAGATGCCTCTTGTTCATTTCTTTATGGGAACTATGACAAAGGGCCGTGCCGCCAACGAACAAGTGGAGGCGATAGAGAACGCCATCGACTCCGTGAACGACTACATGACGAATAGCGCGAAGGAGGAGGGGGAAATCGCCGCGAACAACTACCTTGAGGAATGGAAGATGGTCTTTGATACCCAAGGCGAGGCGGCGGCTCGTGAGGCCATGAAGAAGGTGACGGGATATGACAACATGAAGAGCCGGATGGAGGCGTACATGGCCAACGGAGGAGAGAGTGGCGCAACCGACCGTGGAAAGGCCAAGAGCAGCAAGTCTCCCGATTCCGAGCGCCGTGACGCAATAAGCGACATCCAATCGTCCATCGCCCTTCTCGAAAAGTTCAAGTCCGCATACGAGAAGTTGGAACCGATTCTCGGAGGAGATGCGGCCCGCGCTTGGGTGTTCAACCGCATGGGATTCGATGTGTCCAATCTTGACGCGGCCTTCGAGAAGTTGATTGCCGACCTCCGGACGCTCGGTAGCGAGGGCGTGGAGGCGGCGGATGCGGTCGAAGCCCGTCTCGGTCTCGACGAGGCATCGAAGATGGTCAAGACCGCGCAAGCGGCGGACAAGGCGCAAAAGGCCCTTGAGAAGTACAACACCACCCTCCGCAAGTGGATGGGCGAGGACTTCAACCTCGGCGGGACCGGGTTCGAGTACGACATCCGGAAGGTGTTCTCCGACCTCAACACGAAGTTGAGCGCCGTTGACGAGAAGTACATCTCGGCAGTAAAGCAAGCGGAAGAGGCACACAAGGGGAATGCGACCGCAATAGCGGAGGAGACGCAAAAATTGGGCGAACTCCGAGATGCAGAGAAGGAGTATGTCCGGGCTCAATCGCAAGAGAGCCTCAATAAACTCGCCGAATCATATTTGAAGGACCAATACTTGCTTCGTGGCGTAAGCCTTGAGAACTTGAGTGGCAAGACGATTGGCCAACTCCGGAGGCTCAAGCAAGAACTTGTCGATATTGGACAAGAGGCCCTTCGGATGAATTACGACTTCTCCGGTCTTGAGAGTTTCCTTGGTACTCTCGGCATGGATGTCGAAAACCTCACGGATGAGGACATAGACTCCTTGAACGATAAATTGCCGGAATCTGCAATCGAGATGGTGAGGTTGATGAAGGCGGTGAATGATACCGGGTTGTCATTCGATGTCCTTCAAGAGAAGATTCAATCGGCAATCGAGAAGGGCCTCGTGAATCTTGACGATGAGGAGAAGAAGTCCATAGCCAAACTCGCAAAGTTCGCCGCAAACCAAGTTGTTGGTTTGGCTGATTCGTTCCGAGAACTCGGAGAGGCAATGGGTAATTCTGGGATGTCTCAAGCGGCGGAAGATATTTCTGACATCGCCGATGTAGCGAAGGATATCGCCGCAGGATTCCAACAAGGAGGCGTGTACGGGGCCATAATCGGTGGTGTAGTTTCGCTCATCAAGAAGATTGTTGAGGCCCAAACGGAGGTCGAAAAGTTCCGCTCGAAACTCGCATCTTTGAAAGAGGAAATCCGCAATAGCGACGCTCTCGACGCACTTTCATCTTCAAGCGAAGGCATCTTTGGCGACAACTCGCTCAAGAGGATGCGGGAGGCCATATCGTTATTAGAAGAGGCAAAAGATGCTCTTGGTAGAATCCGTCCGGATGGCCAAGGAATACTTTTGGGGAAACCGACGATTTTCCAAAAGGATTGGTGGAAAAACGCGATGGCATCCGCAAACGGAGAATGGAACTACTACGGATATAAGTTCGGAGATGCGGTGGCGGCGGCGGAGAAGAACGGTCTTGATGCGTATGACGAGAACGGTATGCTCAACCGGAAGTCACTTGAGGCGCTTAAAGAACTCTACCCCGAATACGAGCAATATTTCGATGAGTTAATCAATCGGGTTAACGAGTACTATCAAGCATTGGAGGCCATCGACGAGGTTGCCGAGTCCATAGTCGGCAATGTCGTTTCCAATGTCGCAGACAAAATCGTTGACTCTTGGTGGGAAGCCGGACGCGCCGCTCTCGATTATGCCGATATCTTAGAAGATGTCGCAAAGGGTTATGCGAAACTCATTGTCCAAAACATGCTCATGGACGCGGCGTTTGATGACGATAAGCAAAAGAAGTTCAAGGATGCGCTCAAGAATGGCGACGCGGTTACTGCCATGTCCGTAGTACAACAAGCCATGGATAGCGCCGTGAACATGTTACCAGTCGTCGAACAAGCGCTCCAAGCGTTCGAGCCGTACCGAAACATGTCCGGGGAAGACTCCGGCTCAATGGGTTCCGGCATCAAGAATAGCATCACCGAGGAGACCGGGAGTCTTTTGGCATCGTACATCAATGCCATCCGTGCGGATGTCTCCTATGTTCGCGTGTTGCAAGAGAAGGGATGGGCCGATATAGCGAACATCGGTGCGTCCATCCCCACCTTGAACGACTACATGATGAGGGTACAAGCGGACACGGCGAAC